CTCCACTCGGGTTTAACCGAGGTCGACATTCACGAGAATGCGACTCTGCCGAATCGATAGCCGCGCACATAACTCCCGTTTCGACGGGAAGCTAAGTCAAGGGATGGGAGCATCTCCTTTGGTTTAAGCGCTCTATCGACTGTAGTTGCCCTGCGGCTCCCCGCAAGGTAAAGTGCGACAGCACCCACGACGCCTGGTCTAAAATATCCTTGAAGGTTCACACCTTGATAGAATATCGGACGCCAGACACGAAGGTACCTAATCGAGTTGCGTGTGATAGTATCCCAGGTATGACAATTGTCGTCTTGTATGACTAGATCGCCAAACTCCTCAGGACCCCGACACCGTCTTATTGCCCGTGGTAATCGGTTGATCAGCCACGGTCGCCAAGCGGCTTGGAGAGGGTATCTACTACAATTGATATCCGCTCTCTCGAAACGGTGAAGACCGTTAATCACAGCTATGGTTCTGGCAGGCGTGTTAATAGCCTCCTTCACGTAGTAGGGTCGAACGTTTACGCCGCGGAAGTAGTCTCCGCCGCAGCTTTCACGGAACGGCCCATCTAAGAAGGTTTTGTCGGTATTGACCGAGAAGCCAAAGAACTCAAGAGCTCTTACCATATGAGGACCTAACATTTTCGGGACGATGATGTCATCGCCAAAAACGCTTGTTGTGGAACCGGGACATGCGTCCTCGACCACACCGTGCAGACGGCCAAGTACAGTTGCTAAACTGTAAAAGATCAAAGTCTCTAACTCGAAAGTAAAACCATTCCCCATACTCGAAAACTTCTCGAGGTGTAGCCATCGACCCTGTATCCTGGTCTTCGGACTACGGAGCTGGCACAACAAATCATGCCAGTCGCGGGGAAGTAAGAGTCGAACAAGATTCTTACAAATGGTGTCACTAGCACTAGAGAGGTCAATAGTTGCATTGGATCCCGTTAAGGAGCCAACACGGGCCAGCCAGCGATGATACTGCTGAACTGTCTCTTTTGACCACCCGTAAGCCCATCTGAGTCGTTGGGAAATTGCTCTCCCGACCCCCAACTGATAATATACGTTCAGCGAAGGTTCGACACAGATACCGCGCATGGCTAGCGCAGTTTTAGGGACAACGGTAAATCGGTTACCACCGACCACCTCGAAGTCGCGAGGACTCCATGTCCCATTGGCGTAATATCCAAGCTCACCATGATTGAACACCAAGTCGGTGCCTTCATGGTCAAGTCCAGCCGCTGCATAACGCGACCAGGCTGTTGCATCCCAAACGGATGCAAAAGACTTAAGACATGTTCTCGTGGCAGAATAGTTTTCATCAAGCTTATCCGCTATTGTGATGAGGTTTTCTTGGTTTAGGAACGTACTTCCTGGTCCAAACCGACCACGCAATAGCTCTTTTGAAGGAGCCTTACGTAAAACCCGCCGGATCTCTTTCCGCCATTC